GTACCTGTAAAACGGAATCATAGTTTTTTTCGATGGGGTCTTCAAGTGTAATGACATTACGATGAAATAGGTGCGCGGTTTCATTTAATAGCGAGTATAATGTGGTCGTTTTCCCACTGCCAGTTGGTAGCGTTATATAAATACTAATAAAAAGCCACATCATTAATAACCACTAACTCTTTGCCCTTCTTATTTCTGTGATTTTTTGGTGGCTGGGGAATTAGATCAAATTCAATTCTCCTAATAAACTGAGAAATAAACATACGCTGTTCTTCCTTGGTTAAATGGGTAAAGTTTTCATTAAAAGTGAAAACGATATTTTTAAGCTCTTTTACGTCTACGTTTACGGGGGCTTTAAATACCTCTATTTTCTTTTTTAACTCATCGTAAGCAGATTTTGTTTCGTCCATTAACTTATCGAACTCTTTATCCGTCATTTTATCGGATGCCCAGGCACGTTGATACTTTTCTCGCTTTTTTTCTATTTTTTGAAGTTGTTTCACCAAAATTCCTCTCTCATTTTCTTTTTCTACAACGGGTTGCACATCCTTAAACTCTACATTCTTCATATAGCCCATTAAAGCTTCTAAAAAGCGGTGTTCTCCTATTGAAATCATTTTACGCCCTTCCTTATAACACACCTGGCATTTGTAGCACGCCCCTTGATATTCGGATCCATCTTTTCGTTTTCTCACGTGTCGATTTACGGAAAGTAGATTATTACAAAGAGGGCAGAAAAGAACGCCTTGAAAAATGTATGTGCTTTCAACTTCTCTTCTTCGATGTTGTCCACGATCTTCTAATATCAATTGTAATTTTTCAAATTCAGCTTTTGTGAGTAAGCCTTCATGGGTATTTTCATAAACCTTATCGTTCCACCTGGTGGCACCGTACAGGGCAGGATTCTTTAAAATGCGAAAGACAGTGTTCGCCTTCCAATCTGACTTATCACTGTTTGTTTTATTCAAATTGGTTGCAATAGCGTTTACAGACATGCCTGACTTAAGCTTTTTAATCATATCCAGTACTGCAGTTGCTTTTTCATTTTTTACTAGCTTTTCATCTTCCGACAGGTCAAATCCGTAGGGGATCCCTCCAACACGTTCTCCACCAGCTACTTTTTCTTCTAGCGCCATTTTGACACGTTCAGATAAGTTTTCAGTTTCCCATTCGGCAAGCAAAGCAACTAGTCCCATAAACATTTTTCCCATTGCGCTAGAGGTATTATATTGCTCTGTAGCGGAAATAAAAGCACAGTTATATTTCTTTAAATTATCCAATAAGTTATATAAGTCTTTTACTCGTCGTGTAAAACGGTCAAGGCGATAGACTAATACGGCGTTTACCTTTCCTGATTGGGCATCAGCTAACAAGCGATTTAGTTCTGGGCGATTTGTGTCTTTTGCTGAAACACCTTCGTCAATATAAAACTTATAATTAGTCCATCCTTGAGCCACACAGTAGGCTATTAAGCGCTCTTTTTGCGCCGGTATAGAATAACCCTCCTTCGCTTGTTCCTGTGTACTAACGCGGATATAAATGGCTACTGTCATGATAAAGTTAATAGTACCCATTGTTACTATCTCCTTTCGTTGAAAAAAGGTGAGCCGTCGCCCACCTTGATGATTAAACATCTAGCTAGAAATTTAATACTACTTTTTTAAGTTTACCTATAATTTTTATATTGTTGTCACCATTTACAATGATTGGCCCATACTTAGGATTTTCACTTTGAAGAATAAGAGTTTCCTCTTTTTTGTAAACCCTTTTTAATACCGCATTTCCGTCTATTTGAACCGCGGCAATTTCGCCATTCTCGACCTCCTCTTGTTCTCTAATTAAGAGCAAATCACCCTCGTATATCCGAGCATTAATCATGCTATCACCTTTCGCTCTTAAATAAAAATACTTACCACCGTTTAACCAGGATTTTGGGGTTTCCTCATATCCCTCTATATCTTGGTAGGCTACTGCACCGTTTCCACAACTAATGGCTCCTACGATTGGCAGAAAAGCAAAATCACCATAAGGCGATGTCTCTTCTTTTATAATGTCGGTTCTTTTAAAACTTGGATCAATTTCAGCTTTTGAAACTGAAAATGCCTCAGCTAGTTTTTCTACGTTACCTGGGTTTATCAAAGTTTTACAGTTTATGTAGTCCGATAATGTGCTTTTTGAAATACTAGAAACTTCGCTAAGTTTTAATTGAGTCCAATCTTTTTTCTTCATCAGTCGCTTAATGTTTTCCGAAATTTCCCGTTTAAGCGGTAGATCACGATCAATCATTTTTTTCACCACCTTTTTCCTATATTTGTATTATATCCGAAAAAGAACGGAATGTACATAATAATTCCGAAAAAATTCGTAAATAATTTTTCTTCACAATCCATAGGGAAAATTAGTAATCCGAAAAAATTCGGTTGACATTCCGAAAAAATTCGGATACCATCTAATTAAACATACAACAAAGGAGGTGGATAACGATGAAAATTACTCTTCGGGCGGCAAGGGTCAATACGGGACTTAAACTTGTAGAAGCTGCTAAGTTGTTTGGTATCAATAAAGATACGCTGTCTAAATACGAAAAGGATTCAACAAACGTACCCCGTTCTTTTTTTGTAAAGATAGAAGAATTTTATAAAATTCCGGTAGAAAATATTTTTTTTGGACCACAATCCGAATTTTTTCGGAAATTGAAAACGGCCTAAAAGGGGATCGAGATGAATGAAATAAAAATAAACCATCCAATTATAAGTGAAGAGACAAAAAAGGAAATGGCAAAATTCTTTGCAATAACTTCTATTCCTCGAATTCTTGCTGAAAGAAAAAAAGATGCCAGTGATCAACAATCAAATTAAATTATTTTTTTTAGGCCATGCGTGCGAAAAATGCTGCCGAAAGTACCGAGATTTATAAGATTGCTGTTGAAGTTTGAATAATCAAGGAGGGAAAAGGGAAATGGAAAAAGTTCTAATAAATAAAGAAGAAGCTGAAGCTTTGGAAAGTGCGCTTGAAATTAATGGTGGTGATAAAGCTAATGTAGTTGCTTGGCACGCTGCAAATGGATTGTGGGATGGCAATAGAGCACCTTTAAACGATTTGGATTTGGATGATGTTTGCCGAGCTCTTTATGTTGGATATGAAGTTGAAACTGATCCAGAAGAAAAAATAGTAGATTTATATGAAAGTTATCCACCTGAAGGATCTTATAGAGCGCTGATTAATGAAGTGCTTTCGACCTTAAACATCCAAATTAAAGGTATTAATTGTTAATGCTAGATTACTGGAATTTATTCAGGAAGAACTTTTAAGGAGGTGATACTATGCGGATCAAACCGAAACAATGGTTAGCAATGACTACAAAGGAACGTTTAGTCGCTATTAATTTCGCAACCAAAAGAAAATATGAGGTGAAATAAATGATTGCTAGCAGTGTTCTTCCAGAAGATTTTAAGATGGCCAAGAATCTTTATGAATGTTGTTACAGCTTTTTAAATCGGGCACAACTGGAATTAAATAAAGATCACATTGGCGAAGCAGAAAGATTGGTAAATGAATTTCAGCGTTGTAAGAAAGACCTGGACAAACTTATTGATAAGAAAAAACAACATGACAAAATGCATCGATTAGCAGCTGATTTAAAAGGTAATGGTATTAAAATTGCAGTAATAAAAAACTCACTGCTACGAACAGTGAGCAAATAAAGAAACACAATTTACACTCTCACTATAGCACGAAAGGAGTTTTCGAAATGGAATTACAAATCATCGAAAAAAATGGTAAACGAGTCTTAACTAGTGCACAACTCGCAAAAGCATATGAAACGGAAAGCAAAATCATTAATAGAAACTTTCAGCGGAATTCGGATCGCTATCTCGAAGGTAAACATTATTTTGCATTAACAGGAGAGCATTTAAAAGAATTCAAAGGGTCACGTCAATTTGACGTCAGCCTTAAATATACTTCTGTATTATATCTATGGACAGAAAAAGGAGCATGGCTCCACGCAAAATCATTAAATTCAGATGAAGCTTGGGATGCTTATGAATCATTAGTAGATGATTATTACACAGTTAAGCAACAAGTTAGGGTTTTATCAGAACGCGAGCAGCTAAAGGAATCTTTAAAACTAACAATTGAAACATCTGAAAAAGTGGACAAAATCGAATCAAAGGTTTATTTGCTAGAACAAAAAGTGGAACAACAAATCACATTAGACCATGGAGAACAAAGGCGAATCCAAAAAGCAATCGGTCATAAAGTATATGAACTGGAAAATGATCAAGATGTACGCTCTCAATTATTCCGCGAGCTTCACAGGGAAATTAAAGACCGTTTCGCTGTAGCTAGTTATAAGGATATTAAACGTAAGGATTTATTATCAGCTATTCGCTACATTGAAGCATGGGTGCCGAGGATGGTTTCCTGATGTTAATTGCCTACTGTTATGCGGTTATCACTTTTATTTTAGGTGTGATTGTAGGGGATATGAATTCTAAACATAGTAAGATTGGCAAATGGTCTTGCGGAAAAGAGGCTCTAATGCTATTCGAGGTTGATTTTTCTATAAAAATTAACGGTTATTTTCAAACTGTTCATAAAGAATTTATTTTTGCGGAAAGTGTCTCAGAATGCCAAGACAAAGCGGAAAGTATTCGAGAAGAATTACCACAAAATAAACATAACCATCTTCATATTTTTATAGAAGATATGGTGGGAATATGATTTCATCTACTCGCTGTAAAGTATTACTTCCAGAGAGAATCTTAAAAGAAAAATCAAACTGGTCTGAGCTAAATTTCTTGTTTATTGTTCGGAATTATTTAATGCGATACCCAAACTATCAATTGATTTGCGTTGAATGTCCATTTGCTATTTGTGATAGGGAAGATGAAGTTAATGAAAGTAAAAAGAATAGTAAACAAAAATAGCCCGATGCTACCAACATCGGCCCAAAAGAAAATAAACTTACTTTTATTTTATCATAATGAATAAGTTTTATGCCAAAAAGTTAATTAAAGTCTTATTAATAAATAGGCGGTGAATGCTTTGCAAGGATGGGTGAGCATCCACAGAAAAATTATGAATAATCCAGTATGGCAGGATCCTAAATTATTAAAACTGTGGATGTTGTGCTTGCTGGAAGCATCGCATAAAGACCACGAACAATTAGTGGGGAAACAAATTGTAAAACTTCAACCAGGTCAATTTGTTACAGGACGTTTTTCTTTAGCAAGTGTTTATAACGAAGGGGCAAAGAAAAATAATTATGTTCCGGAAATAACTCTGTGGAGATGGTTGAAAATGCTAGAAACATATGATTTTTTGAACATCAAAACAACAACAAAATATAGCATTGTTACAATAAAAAATTGGTTGAATTATCAACCTAATGAACAACAAATGAACAACAAACGAACAACAAACGAACAACAATTGATCACAAACAATAATGGTAATAAGGGTAAAAATGAAAATAATGATAATAAAAAACCATTACGTCTCAATTATGAAAATTGCGACATGGAAATGGCAGAATTATTGTTTGAAAAAATGTTAGAAAATAATCAAGGTGTTAAAAAGCCAAATTTAGAAATATGGGCTAATGAAGTTCGCTTAATGCGAGAAAATGATAACCGATCAATTGAACAGATTTCATTTCTAATCAATTGGACACAGAGTGATTATTTTTGGAAATCTAACATACTTTCTATCTCAAAACTTAGAAAAAAATGGGACCAGCTAGTTTTGAAATGTAAAGAAGATAGAAAGAAATCTAGAACAGGAAAAGCACCAATCAGACAAGAAAAACTTCCAGATAATTTTGATAAGCCTTATGTTCCTAATCCTGTGGATGAAGCTGAATTTGAAGAAAAAAAACGTGTGATTGAAGAAAAGCTTAAACAATTCAGAAAGTAAGGAGGTTCGGATTTTCCAAAATAATAAATTAGGAGTGAATAACTGATTAACGAAATTTGTATTGTGTTTCGTAAAAAAAAGGAGGAATTAGGATGGATAGAAATATTCAAAGTCTTGAATTTATTCATAAAGATTCGTATGGAACAGCTTTAGAAGTAGCTAGAAAATTTGTAAACAAAGGCGAAACAAGACCTATTTTAAATTACGTTTTTCACGCAGCTAACGGAGATATGATCGCAACTGATTCTCATCGCCTAATCCATATTAAAGACATGCACGGATTTGAGAAGGATTATCTGATTAATCCAAATCATTATATGGTCGCCAAAGGTAAATTTCCAGATACAGAAAAATTAATACAACGAACAGATCAATACAAAGGGATGGTTGTTTTAACAAAAGAACAGATAAGGCTATGGCTACAGCTATTCAAATCTATTAATCAAACTCTAAAGGTTTTAAAGGATAGAGGAAAAATTGTGAGCATGTCATTTCCAGATACATCAGAGGAGGTAGACATCAGCATGAAGCACCATGGTATTAAAATTAGTTTGCCATGTACAAGACCAATCGATGAAAAACAAGAACGAATTACCTTTAGCGCAGAGTATATGCGTGATGCTCTAGAAGCTCACTCCAAGCTTAATTCAGAAACATTAACAATATGGTTAGCAAGTCCTTTCCAACAAATGATATTAGATGATGATTATCTTGTAAAAACTCTGATATTACCGGTTAGAACATATTAATCAAAAGAATTTGATGTGTTTCCTAAAGAGGAGTTGTTGAAATGAATAGGGATGAAGCGAGAGAACACTTTAAAAGTTCGTGTTTAAATTACGAAAGTTTAAACGAAGAGCATATTAAAACGCTATTAAAAATTATATCAGAAGAACTTGATGATTATTACGTAAATGGTGGAGAGCACGCTAAACAGATGGACATGAAAGTGAGCAAACCAAGGATTAAAGATGTAAAAGTGTTAAAAAGTGGTCTACAGTATGCTCGAATCCAAATAGACGGTAGTTATTTCAAAAGGAGAGAAGGTATTACATTTAGTTCAACTGGTTTTATTGGTTTTGGTGCGGAATTTAGTGATGTCAATGTACAACCAATCCTTAAAGCCTTTTGTAGATGGTGTAATAAATTCGCCAGTTAATACGCAATTCGAAGTAAATAGCTTAGTAGAGGTGAAGAAGTTGAAAACATATAAATCGAAAAAATGTGTTGAATGCGGCGATCATGTTCCAGCTTATATGAACTTCTTGTGCGAAACCTGTTGGGGGAAAGCCCTAAATGAAAAGTTATTGGAGGATGATAGAAAACGGTTAGAAGCAGCGAAAAAAGTCGACATCGAAAACAGTGACAATCGATTGTTTCGATGAACGATTCACCATATAAAGAACATCTGCTTAGGGAACCGAGAATAAACCGTGTGATTGTCTGTGAGGATTTTAATTTCGTATGGGATGAAGGAGAACTCACAGAAATGAGAAAAATGTGGAAAAAAGGTGTCGACATAGAGGAAATGGCAGAGTGTTTTGACCGTGATCCAGACGAGGTGATTCTAGCGCTCATGCATTTAGCTAAGGAAGATAAAATACATGCCCGTAAACACGGGTTGAAGGGGAAAAGAAGATGATTAATCAATTTTGCAAAGAAGCATTTGAAACAGCTAAATCAAAAGGTTGGCATGACGTGCCACGGGAAACTGGAACATTATTAGCCCTTGTTCATAGCGAAGTAAGTGAAGCACTTGAAGCTGATCGTAAGGGTGATCAAGAAAACTTTGTTGAAGAGTTAGCAGATGTATGTATCAGGATTTTTGATTTATGCGGATCCAGGCATATCGATTTAGAAAAGGCCATCTTGGATAAGATGGATCGAAATAAAGGCAGAACTCACAAACATGGCGGCAAGGCTTACTAAACAAAAGAATATGTTAAGTTTCCCAAAAAGGAGGAAGTCAAGTGAGAGAAAAGGGTTTATACAACAAATATAAGATATTGGATCGCGAAACAGGTGAAAAAAAAGATGGAGAGTATTTTGTATTAAAACCGTCAAAAGACCCAGCGGCATTTGCGGCCTTAAAAAGATATGCAGAGATTACTCCGAATTCGGAATTAGCTTCTAACATCGAATCCTGGCTCGAATACTTAGAAATATCAGGAGATGTTATAAAACTACCCGAGTGTAGTTACTGCGGCGGAGAAGCAAATAAGGTTCGTCCCACACCTTTCCTTGCGGATATCGGGGCTAATATGTGCAAAAACTGCTGGGATATGACTAAAGAGGAATATGCTGTATCACACTGTGAGCATATTCCAGAGTTCGAAGACTATCCGCATTTTAAATAACTCTTGAATTTGTTGTGATTCCAAAAAAGGAGGGGCAGGATGAAGATCACAGCCCATGAAGTTAAGCACGCGTTAAGCCTTAAGCATAGAGAGGATTTCTTTTTAACGGAAGTCAAGAACGGCTCCACCTGGATGGGTAAGGAGTTGGCCATAATGGACGGATTGGCAATTAAGAAAAGTTGGGCAAAACCTTGCTTGACTGGTTATGAAATAAAAGTATCTCGCTCTGATTTTATGAACGATGAAAAGTGGCCTATTTATAAAGAATCGTGTCATCGGTTTTACTTCGCTTGTCCAAAAGGTTTAATACAACCAGATGAACTCCCGGATGATGTCGGTTTAATTTGGATCAATGAAGACAAGAAACCATATACCAGGAAGAAGGCGAAGTTTAGAGACATTAAGATGTCAACGGATATGTTTTATTACATTATTCTCAGCAGGCTAGACAATGAACGGCATCCTTTCTTCAGTAGCAAGAGGGAAATGTTTGAGCAATATGTCTTGGATAAAGTAGAAAAATCTGAACTGGGTCGCAGAGCAGGAACAAAAATGGCTAAGGAACTGAAAGAAATGCAAGAGCAGATCCAAAGTCTAAAACGCGAAAATGAAAGAATGCAAATGGATAAAGACCTTTTCAAAGATTTCCAAGTAGTTATGAAAAAACATGGACTGAATGCAAATAGATGGAATGCAACTGATGAATTGGATAAGGCCTTGGTTACTACGGTTCCACCTAAATTCATTGAGACAATTCAAACTATCCAACATGCAGCCAATAGGCTGACAGAGATTGTTCAAAAGTAACATAAGAGTAATTAAGTTTAGTAAGGGCCATTTCGGCCCCTACAAACTATAAAAAATGGTGAATAAGGTATTTCACTAGAAACATTACAATCTGTATAAAACTAGGATGTGGTTTTGGTGGTTGGTTCAGGGCAAGAATAAATTTGTAAGTCAGTTTGCTGTTAATTAACCTTAACATTAATCGATTTAAAGTATTCATAAAAATCGACCTCCTTACATAGGTGGAGGCCGGAAGAAAAACTATTAACGAATTTATTGAGTTATAGATTAGGAGGGTAGCAATGAGGCAGCTAACTTTATTTAATGAATCAGAAGTGAGTATCGAAACCAAGGTCCCCAGAGAAAATACGGTTAGTCTATTACCACTTGGTGAATATGATCATGTCATTATTTCTGAAAGTGGAGGAAAAGACAGCATGGCATGCCTCTTTGATCTCTTGGACCAAGGCGTCAAAAAAGAAAAAATTGAATTGTGGCATCAATCGGTGGATGGTGGTGACGCCGATGCAGTTGAATTTATGGATTGGCCAGTTACCGAAAGCTATATTGAAGCCGTTGGAAAACATTTTGGTATAAAAACCAGCTTTCAATGGCGAACAGGTGGAATCTATAACGAACTGATGAGGAAAGACAGCCTTACTGGTGATGTTTATTATTGTGATGAAGGGGAACTCTTTCATCTTCCTACAAAGAATGGGAAACCAAGTACCCGTTTAAGATGGCCAGCAATGAGCCCTGATTTACGTGTCCGTTGGTGCAGCCCTTATGTGAAAATAGACGTTTTTCGGAGAGTTTTGAATAACCATCCTCGCTTTCTTGACAAAAAAGTCCTAGTAATAACTGGTGAACGAAGAGAAGAATCTCCAAATCGAGCGCGATACGCCGAAGCTGAATTGCACATTTGTAATAACCGAAAACGATTAGTACACGCTTGGCGTCCAGTAATTGATTGGGATGAAAAGAAAATTTGGGATAAATACGAAAAAAGAGGATTTCTTCCTCATCCAGCATACTTGCTCGGATGGAATAGAACTAGTTGTTTCGGTTGTATTTTTAGTACTTCTGATTTGTGGGCAATGATGCGAGAGATTGCTCCAGAACGTTTCAATAGACTAGTAGAGATTGAAAAAAAATTAAATCACACCATTGATACTAGAAGAATGACACTTGAACAAAAGGCAAATTTAGGCTCTTTGGAACGCTTGCCGAAAGATAAAAGGTTAAGCAAATGGGTGTCATTAGCCTTAAATCGTTCTTTTAGGAAAGAGGATTTGATAATGGATTCATGGGAGCTGCCAGCAGGAGCATTTAGGGGAGTTTCTGGTGGTCCTGTTTAAGGAAACACAATAAAGCATAGAGTTAATTTGTCTTTGACTTAAATTGTGAAGGAGTGATACTTATGCACTGTTATGACCCATCCGAACAAGTGTTTAACTTAGAGAATAAAGTAATCGGAGTTGATTGGGGAAAGAACGGAGATAAGGCTGTCCAAGTGACAGCTAGAAAAGAAAAAGACGGAAGTTTAACTGTTGTTGAAATTAAGGAACTTGATAAACCTTAATGAACAATACGAGATAAAAGATGAAGAAATTATGCATATGTTTACTTATTTAATATTAAAACGACCCGGACGTCTCCCATTTAAGAGAAGGCCGGGCCGCATATCTTATTTTTTGAATCTTGGGAGCTTTAAAAGTTTACTTTCTTTTTCGGAAAAACTTTTTTATTTCTTTTCTTGCTAAAAATAACGATAGTAACAAATCCAAAAGCATAATTATGAACATTAATAAGTCCATCAGGCACCAACACCTTATGACGATACGCGTTGCTCCACTAAAGATTATACAACACCAAGCTTATCAATACGTTTGGTAAATGGTACCTATTTTGAACAGCGTCCTTAAAGGCGAATCAGTCGAACGAAAATGATATTGAAGGAGTTTGAATGATGAAAGTATATCGTGTTGCTTATTTTGCAGCTTATTTACAACATGTGGCCTTTGTAACTGCAAAAAATGAAGGTGAGGCTGAAAAGCTTGTAAGAGAAGGATTTGGCATTGATGAAAATTTCGAATTATATAGTGTTCAAGAATGTGATATTTACTCTGAAAATATTATTCATACAGAAGTGATTGAATTCGCATAGTAAACAAAATGATAGAAGAGTTAGATCGGAGGAGAGAAGATGGGACAAGTCTTAACCTGGTACATGACTGAGGAAGAACGGTTAGCATACATTGAAAGACATCCGATTAGGCCGACGAAAAAACCAAATGTTGTTACGTTTGACAATATTCATATCGATTATAAGTGGCGTGGAGAGAGAGGATCTATGGCTAGTAAGAAAGCAAGAAAAAAATAAAAGCCAGGATTTCTCCTAGCTTGGTAATATCTCGACAATCTATTTTACCATATGGGAGGAATTTAGGATGCCTTTTTTGCTACCTGAAATCGATAGAAAAAAAACTAAATCAGCGGTTGAAGAAAAATTAGAGAAATACCGATTATATTTGCTATCTGTACCAGATGAAAGAGCTCCAAAAGTTACTTCAACCTATTCACTTGTTCCTCCTACAAACACTAATTTGTTTCATTCATCTACAGAAGATGCAGCAATCAACAATGTGGATCTAGAAAGAAAAAAAGAATCATATATTGAATGGGTTCGTAGAGGAATAAACCGTTTAAAGTACAAGGAACGAGAAATAATTATTAGACGGTATTTCAGTGACGATGAAATGTATGATTATGAGTTATATAACGAAATGGGGATGTCTGAAAGGAAGTTTTACCGGTTAAAAGCTCGAGCATTTTATAGTCTTGCTTTTGCTCTTAAAATAGAAGTTTATGAGGAATTGGATGTGAATGAAGCATGAATTTCGTCCAACCTATACGAGATCCGGATATGATTTTTGAAATTAAACGATATTTAAAGGAGCAAAATGAACGTAATTATATGCTCTTTGTAACAGGAATTAATTCAGGACTTAGAATTTCAGATATCCTTCCTCTTAAAGTGATTGATGCCAAAAAAACGTATTTTAATATTATAGAAATGAAAACAAATAAAAAGAAACGGATTGATATGACACCGCAGCTTCAACGAGAATTTAAAAAATACATTGATGGTAAAGAGGACCATGAATACTTATTTAAAAGCAGAGAAGGATTAAATAAACCCATTGGCAGAAGCATGGCGTATAAGATATTACGGAAAGGAGCTGAATATGTAGGTATTGATGATATTGGCACTCACACGTTACGAAAGACATTTGGATATCATTTGTATAAACAGACTGGAGATGTAGCATTGCTCCAGAAGATTCTAAATCACTCAGACCCAGCTTTCACACTCAGATATATTGGAATTGACCAAGATGCTATGAACAAAGCTATGAAGGAATTCAAAATCTAGCTCACCTTTAATAGGAAGGTGAGTTTTTTATTGCTTTTTTTGTCTAGTTATCCATATTATAGAAATGTGTAATTCATTTTTAAGAAGTGGTATGAAAATATGTGTATCAATGCTTTCAGCGTTTGACTGAGTTCCACACAATATAAGATATGGATAACCAACAATAGTTATTTAATTATAACAAGAATAGAGGAATCGAAATGGAAAAGCAGAATAATTTTAAACTAAATAGGCTTACAATTAATCATTTAGACTTATTGGCATCATCACCAAAGGTTTCTGATCATTTGTTTCCTTTAGTAAACGAGAGCGGTATTATTAATGATTTTTTTATCACTCACTTATTGGAAACTAGGGAAGGTAAAAGTACCAAAAGCTGTAAATTTATTGATGATGATGCTTCAGTAAAAATTAAAATTGATAGATATAAACAGAATATTAGTGATGAAGGTTTTTTGCAGCTCTCAAAAGAATTAACCGAAAACCTTTTTACGATAATGAAAAGCTCAAGTTCTAATAGTAGTGGAACATTCTTTGTATTAGATGTTGTATTGAGTGGGGAACAATGTATTTTCTTTATAAAACTAGATCCAAAAACTGGTGTTCAAGTAGATTATGAGAATTTAACAGTTCGTGCATTGGAAAACATATTGCCAGATTCAAATGATAGAGTACACAAATGTTCAATTATTAGGTTTAATAAACCAATTAATGGAGAAGAGGCCGAACTTTATGTAATGGATAAACAACAAAAAGAAGGGGAGGCTGCAAGGTTTTTCATTGAAACATTTCTACAAGCCCAAGAATTATTAAACGATAAAATTATTACAAAAGAAGTAATTAGAAGTGCGAGGGCTAATTTAGTTAATATTGTACCAGAAGTAGATCCTAATAGAATTTATGAACATATAGACAGACAATTCTCAAATAATTCACGGATTGAGTTACGTACCGCTATTAAAAATATTTTGGAGGATAGCGTACCAGCTGAAAAACAAGATAGAGAATTATTTATAAAGAACTCTGCTGACCAATTTGTAACTGAATACATTAAAAAGCATCCAGACCATCAGACAACATTTTTGGCTGAGAGAAATGATAATACTATTGTATATAAGGGAGAGAAGAATCAAATCTTTTTTAGATATAATAATGGATTATTGGATAAAATACAGGTTACTAAAGATAAAGAAAAAAATACTGTGATTACAATAGATAAAACTGTAAGATTAGAGAGAGAATTAAAATAATCGGAGGAGGGATTTTATGAGTAGAGTTGATATATTTCCCGTATTTAAGGAATTTTCGTCAATTTTGTTGTTGCTTGAAAATAAATCCTTCGATTATACAGAAACCATAGACATTATCGCAATAAGAATAAGTCAAGATTTAAATTTGGAGCTTATTAAATCATTTAAAGATAAAATAAATTATTTTAATTTATCTTGTAATCCCTTTAATGAAGATATAGAGGATATTATATATGATCTTGAAAACAATATGAAAGAAATTTCCGAAATAACGGATATTTCCATTAATCTTGAAAAAAACATAACTTTCGATAAATATGATAAAATTGATTACTTATTTTTTGATAAGAAGTCGGCAATAAGTTCTTTATGTAATATTACCGAAAAAAGGTTAAATAAATTGAATATAGGTATTATTAATAATGAAAATGTGGAGACCGAAATTATTAATTTTATTAGTTTAGAAAATGAAAATTCTTTTGGGGATGTCGCCGTCCACAAAATCCATGAACAAATTATTGAAAACTTGGATTTCTACCTTTCTAATAATAAAAGAAGTAAGCAAAATTATAATTATAATCCTTATTCATTTATTTTGAAAAACAATCAAGAGAGTACAAACGAATTTGTGAAAATGCTGGAAAATGAATTTTATAAAACATTTTTAGATTGTTTAGCGGAAAAGGAAGATATCAATGGATATGTTATAAGAGGAGAAATAAATATATCAATTTCAAATACCAATGAATTCTCTACAAAACATTACCAGGATTTTTTAAACATATTTTCTTTTTTGATTTCTCAAAGAAGATATACTGAAAAATATATGATCATTAAAAGAGTTATAACTCTCTATTTAGTTGATAAGGATTCAATATCGAAGTTGGATGAAAGTCTACCTAACATTTGGAAAACAATAAGTCATTATTATAATCATTATATTGAAGATGATATAAAAGATTTTTTTAAGACGAAAGATCAGCTACTAAAGGAGGCTATGAGTGCTTCTAAAGTTATCTTTGAACAGACAGATAAAATTAGTAATTCTTTTATCGGTTCTATATTATCAGTTTTAATTTTATTGGTTACTACATTGTTTAGGACTCTAGACAATATTACACTTATATATGCGGTTACCTTTATAATTATTTTTATAGTATTTTCAATTATTTTCTATATGTTAATGAAAAGTTCTTCTATCAAAAGATATGATTTAATTAGTAAACAATTTAATCTTTTTATTGATGAGATATCTTTAATACCAACTGATGAAGTGACAAAAATCCGAAAAATATATTTAGAAGATCCCTACTCTGAATTGTTAATTTCTATAAATAAATTACGAATGCTTTTTGTTGGAATAAATATAGGACTACTCATTACAGTATTTATTTTTAAAATAGCTGAGATAATTAAAGAAATAATAGACTTTGTATTATTTATAAAATTTATTAGTCATCTGCTTTAATGATAGAAAAATGGCAGAAAAACGGCAGAAAAACGGCAGAAAAAAGAACGAATGTTTTGTTTTAGTCATGTTATATTAGTAGTATGAAATTTTATAAAGTTAGTAGAAGCGTCCTCCTTTTACGGAGTGGCGCTTTTTTCTATATTGACACTCCACACCTGGCTATGAATGACTGATTGATTCAGCATATCATTGCTTTCCTTCCCCTTCCTTTCAGGTTTGCGACTGTAGCAAATAAGGTGTGGATCTCAGCGGTTGTCATCTGCCGAAGTAAATGATGGTTTGTCAATAAATGTCGAACGATAGTGTTTGTCCATCTATTTCCTTATACTCATAATTGTGAGTATAAGGAGGAATAAATAATGGATCCAATAGCAAAAGAATTTTTAAATGAACATAGATATTCTCAAAAACGTAGAAAATATGCTAACCGTTATTTTCATCAAGACCATAGTATTTTTAGAAGTATCAATTCAAAAAGAGACGTGGAAATAGCAAGGAATAGAGTGCAGACCACTTTAGAAATGCTAAAAAAAGTTTGGCCATTAGAAAGAGTTGATATTGAAGAATTAGAACAAGAAATGGGTAAGTATGAAATTGCTGTAGGTAAAGTAATCCAAAATTACGAATATGAAGATTTTGATTACAACGTTGAAGAACTGCAAGAATTAATTGATAGTATTTTTATATACTATAAAAAAATTGATGAAGTTGTCATGAGAAGATTATTTCAAGACTAAGCATCCTTTCGAGGATGTTTTTTTATTTTGTTTTAGAAGGTGTTGAAATGAAAATTGCTGATCGCTTATCCAAAGAACAGAAACTGCAGCTGGGTAAGTCACCTAAGAAGAAACGCAAGCCTGAGAAACTAAGCACAGAAGATATTAAGCACCTGATGGGTATGGATAGGCAAACGTACACCAGGAAGAATGGTGCTATAAGAAATAAATAGTTCACTAAATATTAACAATTTATTACAGGGAATTTGCTCCTTTTTGTCGAAATAATAGGCGAGAGGGGGTGCGGAAATGTTCTCAGTAATGTTGAAATTGGAAGATGGATCCTACGATAGTATTATAGTTAAAAACAACCATTTACAAAATGTAGTAACCGTCCTTACTAATAATCAATGGGTAAAATGTGATGAAACTGAAAAATATTATAACATGAATAAAGTAATTAATTTTGATGTAACAGAAGTGGATAAATAACACAGGAAGGACGCTCAAACGAGTTGTCCTTTTTTATTTGGGGGCGGTGAGGATGTAGTGAAACTACACTTAAAGATTAGCTATCAAATCTTGTCTGATTTTTATGGGGTAATGACAGTAGCATTCTTTGTCAACGATTCTTTAAGTTTTATTGTTGCTGGTGAATCCTATCAAATGCTTCACAAATTGGATGAGATGTAGAGCTATGAATGATACAGAGTTAGTGCAATGGATAACAACAATTATTAGAAACAACAAGATTGTAGTCTTTTATAAGTCAGCAGCATGGAGACATCTAAGAGCAGAGGTATTAGCAGAGCAACATAATGAATGCCAGATGTGTAAGGATAATGGACTGTTTGAGGTGGCCACAATGGTACATCATATCAAGTATGTTAGGGAGCATCCACACTTAGCATTGACTAAGAGCAACCTTATGGCATTGTGTGATGAGTGCCATTATAAGATACATCATACGATTGAATATAAAAAGCAATTAAATGATGAGAAATGGTAATGCATAGGTAAGTATTATATCCCATTGTGAAGGAGAGATATTGGTGAAAATTAATCTTAACGATACCAATGAGACTCCAAAAGATAGAGGAAGAATTATCGGGTACACAGATAAAGAGTGTGTAAATTGTGGACGCTTGAGAGTTGAACTATGGGAAAACGGAGACAAAATTTGCGAAAAATGTAATTGGAATCAAGAAAAAGAAGAATATGAACATCCAAATTATTAATACACAATTGAATGAAAAAATGGTAGATAATAAGATCCCCCCGGTCGTTTTATTTGAAAAGCGGTCAGAAATCACGGGAAACGGTAAGGGTATAAGACAAAACAGAAATATCACGTGCGCGAGAAAAAAATAGGACAAAAATGGATTAATCTTGCATTTGGGAGGAGGGATTGAAAATATGTCTAGTGCTAAGACTATCAAGGATTCTTTATTAAAACAACTTGAAGATAATAACGCAAAAGTTGAACATTTTAAGAGTTTAATTGACGATTATTTATGGTATTGGAAGCAGGAAAAAGCTATGCAAAAGGATATAAAAGAACGTGGATTTATGTTTAAAACAACTTCTGCATCTGGATTTATGATTGAAAAAGAAAATCCCTCCGTAAAAAATGCAGTAGCATATAACAAACAAAAATTGGCAATTTTAAAAGAACTAGAGTTGAACACAAGAAACGTTGTGATGGAAGATGATAACGAACTCTAAAAAGCTAATCCCCGAAATACAAAATTATATTGACCTGGTACGCAGCAAGAAAATAGAAGTATGCAAAGAACAAATCCAGTTATGTGAATATGTTGAAAAGTGTTTTAAAAATGAAAAATTATTTGTCGATGAAGAACAACTGCATAAATACTTAGGATTACAAAAATACTTCCCTTTCGATTTATTAGATTGGGAGGTATTTTGTTTTACGCTGCATAATTGCACTTACGCACAACCAGGCGTACTTAGATGGCCAGACTTATTTATCTTAGTTGGGCGTGGAGCTGGGAAGAATGGTTATTTAAGCTTTGAGGATTTTTGCTTAATCAGTGAACATAATAAAGTTAAAAATTATGACATTGATATTTGCGCTAATGCCGAAGAACAAGCGAAGACATCATTTGATGATATATGGAATGTGCTGGAAGATAACAAGAAAAAGCTACAATCCCATTTCACCTGGACAAAGGAATTAATTACAAGCATAAAAACTGGTTCAAAGCTGAGATTTAGGACGAGCAATGCCAAAACAAAAGACGGAGGCAGACCTGGTAAAGTCGATTTTGATGAGTACCACCAATACGAGGATTACAAAAGCATCCAGGTATTTAAGACAGGTCTAGGGAAAAAGAAAAATCCGAGGACAACGATCACCACAACTAATGGAGATGTGAGAGACGGACCACTAGATCGGCTTATAGCAAGAGCACAAAATATATTAAAAGGGGCAGCAGACGACAACGGACTGCTGCCTTTTATTTGCAAACTGGATGATGAAAAAGAAGTAGATAATCCGAAAATGTGGGATAAAGCCAATCCGTCCTTGCATCACTTCCCAGAATTATTGGCAACTATGAAACGAGAATACGTTGATTTCAAAGAGGACCCTGTTAACAATTCTAGCTTTATGACAAAGAGGATGAATATACCTAAAGGTAATCAAGATGTTGAGGTTACACCTTGGGAAAACATACTAGCGACTAACCAGCCTATACCAGATTTGGAAGGTTGCACTTGCGTAGCTGGAATCGACTATGCAAAGCTAAATGACTTCGTAGCTGCAGGCTTGCTATTTAAGTTTAAGGGAATTTATTACTGGTTAAGTCACACGTGGGTTTGTAAAAAGAGCAAAGACCTTCCACGGATTAAGGCGCCGTTGAATGAATGGGAGAAAATAGGGCTATTAACATTTGTTGATGGTCCAGAAGTGCCGCCTGAAACTGTAGCAGAGTGGCTAGCAGAACAAGGACAAAAATATAATATTACTACTCTATCAATGGATAATTTTCGCTATACCTTATTAGCAAGGGCACTAAAAAATGTGGGGTTTGATACTGAAAAAGGTAGCGGCTCCAATCCTATTAAACTTGTTAGACCGAGTGACCAAATGCGTTTTAGTCCAGTTATCAATAGCGCATTTGTTAATCATGCGATCGTAGTAGGAGATAATCCTTTGGTTCGATGGGCTATAAATAATAGCTGTTTAATCACATCACAAGCGGGAAACGTAACGTTCGGGAAAATTGAAGAGAAATCAAGAAAAACAGATCCGTTTATGGCCATGGTAGCTGCTTTTTGTGGGAGCGATAATCTGATCGATAGTGGCGAATCGGTTGATATAGACTTTGGGGTTTATACGTATTAAGGGGGTGATGAACATGAAGTTTACAGACTGGGTAAAGTCGTTTTTTGGTGTCGGTGAAACAACAATCAGCGTAACTCAAAGTGCCATAGCAACTAAAGAACAGCAGTTGGCCATAGAAATGTTTGCAATCTATTCTGCTATTAATCTAATCGCCAGCTCTATTTCAAAGTGTGAATTTAAAACATACTCCAAAGGCACCGAAAACAAAGGCGATGAATTTTATCTTTGGAATATCGAACCGAATAAAAACCAAAACTCAAGCCAATTCTTGCAGGAACTCGTTTCCAAATTATTATTTAACAACGAATGCTTGGTACTGGATGTTAATGGTCAGCTAATCATTGCAGATAGTTTTTCCCAAAACGAATTTGCGATTAAGGAAAATTATTTTGACAATGTAACAAAAGGTACATGGAGCTTTAACCGTACTTTTAAAATGTCAGAGGTTATGTATTTTAAATTAGGAAATGCGGATATAAGAGAGTTGTTATCAAACTTGATGATTGGCTATAACAATCTCGTAAATATGTCGATTGGTAAGTACAAGCGTAGTGGCGGCAGAAAAGGGATACTAGACATTGATACCACAGCAAGTGGTGATAAAAATTTCCAAGCAAAATTTGATGATTTGATGAATAACAGATTCAAAAAATACTTTGAATCTGAAAATGCTGTGTTGCCGTTACACAAAGGTTTCAAATACGAAGAACAAGGTGGAGAAGGTAGCAAGAAATCAACAAGTGAAATTGTTGATATTGGGGCTATAACAAAGGAAATATTTGAAAGAGTTGCCCAGGCGTTTAAAATTCCATCGGCATTATTGCGCGGCGATATAGCAGATATCGGGGCGACGACTGACAATTATCTTACCTTTTGCATTGACCCTTTATGTGACATGACGGGCGAAGAAATTAACCGAAAAAGGTTCGGTAAAAAGGCCTATTTAGGTGGTACGTATTTACAAATCGATACTACTTGTATTAAACATGTCGATTTATTTGGCATATCACAGGCTTTTGATAAATTGATCGCATCAGGTGGTTACAGCATTGATGAGTTACGAGTGAAAAGTGGTGATGTTGCATTGAATACCGAATGGAGCAAACAGCATTACATCACAAAGAATTACGATAAGATTGAAACTTTATGACGAAATTAAAGGAGGTGAGAACGTTAAATGAAAACTTGGGAATTGAAACAATCAGCAAACGATCCCAGTGCATTAGATATGTATATATATGGTAATGTCGAAGCTGATGGTTATGACTGGTGGAACGATGAAAAAATCGTAAGTGAAACATCTGCAAATTACTTTAAAGAGGAATTAGCAAAATACCAAGATGTGAAAAGCATTAATTTATATTGTAATAGTTTTGGAGGTTCTGTTTTTGAGGCGATGTCTATAAGAAATCAACTAAAAAGACACAGTGCTACTGTTACAGGAATAGTTGATGGGTTTGCCGCCAGTGCTGCTAGTTTTATTTTAACTGGTTGTGACATTGTAAAAATGTACTCTAACACTACTCAAATGCTCCACAATATGTGGAATGTAGCGGTAGGAAATTCAAAGCAATTAAGAAAAGCAGCTGACGATATGGACGTTATGATGGCAGGAAACAGACAAGCCTACCTTGAAAAAGCTGGTGGTAAATTAACAGAGGAAAAGCTAATTGAAATCTTAGACAATGAAAAGTGGCTGACTGCAGCACAATGTCTTGAACTTGGCTTAGCGGATGAAGTAATCGCAGAAGAAGTTGACTTAACCACTGCAAAGCAAATGATGCAAAAAATGAATAAAACACTTGAACAACAGATTAATTACAATAAGATTCTTTCAGCACAACTTAAAGAATTTACAATTGAGAAGCAAAAAGTAGTTGAAGATCCAGTGGCGCAAAAAACGAATGCTGAAAAACTTATGGAAGCATTTAATAAAAAACCGGAGGTAATTTAATTATGAAATCGAAAGACTTAATTTTACAAGAACTAAAAGACAATTTGGTAGCTGCGTTTAAAAGTACAGATGAAAACGCAATTGCCCAGGCTTTTACGCCTTTTGCTGAAGCTATCCAAGAAAACGTAATGGAAGAATTTAAAGCTTATCAGCAAACATCGGATAGCAATATCCTTGCTAAGCGTGGAGTACACCAGTTAACTGCAGTTGAAGATAAATTCTATCAGGGTATTATCGGTGCCTTTAAATCAAATAACCCACAACAAGCGTTTGCTGGGCTCAATGCAGCATTTCCTGAAACGGTGATCGATAATGTTATTGCAGACATTAAAGAAGCACATCCACTTTTAGCTGCAATCAATTTTACTAACACAACTCTTTTAACAAAGATGATCGTTAATAAACAGGGTGCGCAGTTAGCAGTTTGGGGTCCTTTAAATTCTAAAATAACTAAAGAATTATCTGGTGCCATCGGAATGATCGATTTAACACTTTGCAAATTATCGGCATTTATGCCAATCAGCAAAGATATGTTAGCAGTAGGCCCTGCTTGGATTGATGCCTATGTTCGCGGAGTGTTGTCCGAAGCAATTGCACTAGCGTTGGAAACAGCAATTATTACCGGAACTGGTAAAGATGAGCCTATTGGTATGGATCGAAGTGTTGCGGATGATGTTACCGTAACTGGTGGCGTATATCCGAAGAAAGATGCTTTAGCGGTTGTAGATTTTAGCCCTACGACATATGGTGCGATTGTTGGTAAATTAGTAAAGGCTCCTAATGGAAAGACAAGGGCAGTTTCTGAGGTACTTATGATCGTTAATCCTAAGGACTATTTTACAAAAGTATTCCCAGCTACTACTGTGAGGGCCGCAGATGGAACTTACTCTCACAACGTATTCCCTTTCCCAACAAATCCAATTCAGTCATCGGCAGTAGGTGAAGGTACGGCTATCTTTGGATTAGCAGATAAGTATTTCATGGGGATTGGTGCAGGAACGAACGGAGGCAAAGTTGAATTTTCTGATGACTTTAGATTTTTAGACGATGAACGTGTTTACCTTACTAAACTTTACGGAAATGGAAGAGCATTAGATGATAACGCATTTATCCTTGCTGATATTTCCGGTCTTAAACCAGCTGAACTTGAAGTATCTGTCAAGAATGTAGTCAAGACGAAAGAACAAGCTTAAATCGAGGTGGTTTAAATGCCCGAAGAATTATTAGAAAGCATTAAAAGCTACTTACACATCACGTGGGTCGATGAAAAAACAGACAAGAATTTAACAGGTATGATTAAAAGAGGGATGGCGCGCTTGCAAACAATTGCTGGTGCGTCTCTTGATTTTTCTGAAGAAAATTTACCAAGGTCTCTTTTATTTGATTATGTCCGTTATGCAAACAGTCAGGCTTTGGAAATGTGGGAAAAGAACTTTGCATCTGAACTCTTAAGCTTGCATGTTGATAGCCAGGTAAATGTAACCGAAGATGAGGTGGCGGAATGAAAATAAAAACAGAAACAGAATTCGTTGCCTTTAACGATGGGGTTTGTAATATCTTTTCTAATGATTACGAGGATGAAAGACTACCTAACAAATATACTAACCTAGGATTTTCTAAACGGGTTCTAGGTTTCAAACGATTTTTTGAAGCATCAGCACGGCAGATTGACATTAATCGAGTGATAAGGATTCCTCTCTTACCAGGCATTGATAACTATGATTATGTCGAAATCGATAGTGTCGTTTATGGAGTTAAAATGGTGCAAGAAATATATGATACCAATCCGCCATGTATCGACTTGACGCTAGATAAGGTTAGAGTATGAGCAGTCCTGACGAGATGGCAAATATGATAATGGAGTATATGAGTAATTACTCTCAAGATATTACAGATGGCATTAAAAAGGCTGCAAATGTGGTTGCAAATGAAGTAAACGAAGAAATAAAAAAACACGTTACCTTTAAAGAGCATAGCGGAAAATACGTAAAAGCTTTTAAGATTAAAAAAAGTTATGAGTCTAAATACAATGTAGGGTATACATGGCATGTGAAGGATGGCCATTATAGGCTCACACACTTGCTTGAAAAAGGACATGCAAAAATAGGTGGTGGAAGGACAAGAGCTTTTCCACACATTATATACGGCGAAGAGTTGGCTAAAAGAAGAATGGAAGAATTAGCAAGGGAGGCGATTGAAAATGCTGGACGTTAAACTGTGGTTAGAAACCACTGGATTAAAAGTATCAGAGGAACGATTTTTAAAACCGCCTCCTTTGCCTTACATTATTTTTACGGAAAATAATGATGTTAGTGGAGCAGATGATAAGAATTGCATTGTGAGCAGAGATATCAGCATAGAATTGTATGGTTTAAAAGTGGATCACCCGTCAGAAGAATTGATTGAGGATTTATTAAATAAAAAGGCTATCGAATTTAAAAGAGATCGGATATGGCTAGACACTGAAATGATGTTCGAGACTGTTTATGATTTTACTTTAGTTGAAAAATTTTAGGGGGTTATGTATATGGCGACAGCCGATGAAAAAATCGTACTTGGTAGCGGTAAATTATATATTGATGAGTTTGTTGGTGAGACTATTCCGACAGATGTACTTTTAGAAGTGGACGCAAAACTTTTGGGACTTATCCAGGGCGGCGCAACACTAGAATATAAACCAAAATTTTATGAGGCCACTGATGATTTAGGACTTGTCAGTAAAACAATTTTAACAGAAGAAGAAGTTATTTTAAAAAGTGGCATCATGACTTGGAACGGCAATACTTTAGAAAAACTTTGTGCAACTGCAAGAGTAACTGAAGCTGCAGGAAAAAGAACCGTTAAAATTGGTGGCGTAGGAATGCAAGATGGGAAGCAGTACGTTATTCGATTTGTGCATAAAGACACTATTGACGGTGACATAAGAGTTACGATCGTTGGTAATAACCAAGCTGGATTTAGTTTTAATTTTCTTAAAGACAAAGAAACGATCGTTGACGCTGAATTTAAAGCAATGCCAATGGATAATGAAGGTACAAAAATTATTTATGAAGAAGATATTCCAACAGTTTAAAAAATATAAGAGGGCGCTTTGTCGCCCTTTTTGGAGGTTAAGTAATGTTCGATATAAGCACCGTAAACAGGAGATATTTTGTCATTAAATTAAATGATCTAAAGTTAGAAGTAGAGCCACCTAAATTAAAGGTGCTAAAAAAAATAACATCTTTGTCAAAATCCCGTGACGAGGATGCTATTGATGATCTAGCAGAAGCGGTGCGTATGATACTAAGTAAAAATAAAAAGAAATATGTCGTTCCTTCTGAAATAATTGATGAGTTAGATCTTGACCAAATGAGCGATATTTTAACAGCTTATTTCGAATGGCTTGGTAAAGAAAAAACATCAAAAAACTAAAAATCCCTTATTACGATGACGGAAATAGTAATGAGGGGCATTATTCGGTAAATACAATCGAGGAAAAAATAGTCTGCAAGTATACAGGCTATGATTTCGATCGAGTAGATGAGTTAGAAGTATTCGAGTATTGGCTACTTTTAAGAGATGCGGTAATATTCAACCACATGCAGAGTGAAGAAGGCAATAAGTACCTTGAAAATTGTTGGAGAATGGAACAAACGACACCGAATCGTAAGGCCCTAAGAGAAAAAATGGGCAAATGATAGGTGTTTTTTATTTGTAAAAAAGCGAGGTGTGAACAATCGCAAACAATATAAAAGGGATAACTGTTGAAATTGGCGGAGAAACTGGCCCACTTGATAAAGCCTTAAAAGGTGTCAACAAAACAAGTAGAGACTTAAAAAGTGAATTAAAAGAAGTAGAAAAAGCGTTAAAATTAGATCCTAAAAATACAGACCTACTCGCTCAAAGGCAGACGCTATTAGCACAAAGCGTGACGAACACAAAAGAAAAACTTGGAGCATTAAAAACCGCTGAAGAACAGGCGCAAGCACAGTTTGCAGAGGGTAAAATTAGCGAGGAACAATATCGCGCATTACAAAGAGAAGTCGTAAATACAGAGGCGGAACTCAGAAGGCTAGAAATAGCTGCAGCGGAAAGTAACTCAACCTTAAACAGAATATCCGAAACCGCTGATGGAATATCCAAAGGCGCTGCCAAAGTCGGTAAAGCAATGATGCCAGTAACACTTGCAATCGGGGGGGTGGCTACAGGTGCAATTGCGGCATTTACCGAAGTAGACAAGGGTATGGATACAGTAATTAAAAAAACTGGAGCAACAGGTAAAACAGCAAAAGACCTAGAAAAGGTGTATAAAGATCTGGGAAGCTCGGTCCCTGATAGCATGGAAGATGTCGGCGCGGCAATCGGTGAAATTAATACACGACTTGGTTTTACTGGTGATAAATTAAAAAATGCAGGCGATGCGTTTTTATCATTCGCAACAATTAATAATATGGATGTCAACTCAGCTATCCAATTAGTTAGTAGAGCGATGGGTGATGCCGGCATTAAATCAGACGAATATAAAACTGTACTTGATAAATTAATGGTCGCAGCGCAAAAGAGCGGTATAGGTATGGACAGTTTAACAACTAATCTTGCTAAGTACGGCGCACCTATGAGGGCACTTGGGATCGATACAGATACAAGTATTGCGATGTTGCTGGATGGGAAAAAGCCGGAGTAAACACCGAAACAGCGTTCGCTGGTATGAAGAAAGCTATAAGTAGCTGGGCTGCAGATGGTAAAGATAGTACACAGGAATTTGAAAAAACACTTGATGCAATAAAGAAATGCCCGGATATAGCGAGTGCGACAACAATGGCAATAGATGTGTTCGGACAAAAAGCAGGCCCGGATCTCGCGGACGCAATTCAGGGTGGAAGGTTTGAGGTCCAGGACTATGTCGAAGCCTTGAAAAATAGCAAAGGTGCAGTCGAAAACACATATAAAGGCATAGAATCAGGCACAGATAAAGCCAAAATAGCCTTTAATGCGTTAAAAATAGCTGGTGCAGGGCTTGGAGATACCATAATGGCGACGCTCGCCCCTATATTATCTGATATAGCGACAAAAGCTAAAGCACTAGGCGAAAAATTTGCAGGGCTTAGTGATGGGACGAAAAAGACCATATTAGTAGTAATGGCTTTAATAGCTGGGATCGCTCCATTAGCATTTGCGATAAGCAGTATAGCGACAGTAGTTGGGGCGGCCGTTAGTGCGTTTACTGTAATTAGCGGGGCGATTGCAGTAGCAACCGGTGGAGCAGCAGCGGCAACACCAGTTATAGCTGGATTAGGTGCAGCCATAGAGTTTATGATGGGCCCTATTGGCCTTACTATTTTAGCTGTATTAGCTTTAGTAGCTGGATTTGCGTATTTGTGGACGCATTGTGAGGGATTCAGAAACTTTTGGATTGGATTATGGGAGGGTATAAAAGCAGCAACAAAAGTTACAATCGATGCACTCGCTAATTTTTTCACTGTCACTATTCCCAACGCATGGAATTCATTGGTTAGTTTTTTTACTGGTATCCCAGCATGGTTTAGTGGTTTATGGACAGGGATAAAAACAACTACAGAAAATATATGGAATGGTATTAAAGATTTTTTTTCCTCGGTGTGGAATGGGATCGTTTCTGGAGTAATGGCAATATTAACCCCATTTATTTCAGGAATAACAAATATATTTAATAGTTTAAAAGCAGGAGTGGCGATAATTTTCGATGGAGTAAAGTTATATTTTACCGGAGTTTGGAATGCGATTAAATTAATTTTTTTAGGTCCTATACTTTTAATATGCGATTTGGTAACTGGGAACTTTGGAGAATTAAAAACAGATGCTGAAAAAATATTTAATGGTCTCAAGGCAGCATTTGCGCAAATATGGGACGGGATTAAATTAGTATTTACTGGTGTGGTCACTGCAATTGCAGGATTTCTATTAATGGAATGGAATGGAATTGTAAATATAGCTAAAACCATTTGGAATGGGTTTAAAGATTTTATAAGTGCATTATGGGATGGAATTATAAACGGTGCCACAGCAGCTTGGAACGGTCTTAAAAATGCAGCTGTTTCTATATTTAATAGTACCGTACAAGGAGCTATAAATATCTGGAATGGGTTGCTAAATTTCTTTATAAATCTTCCAGGTACTCTATATAATCTTGGTATTAATATATTTACTGGTTTGAAAAATGGTTCTAACTCCATTTTAATTACCTTAGGTTCTGTTATTAAATCAGGATTCAATTCTGCTATTAAATTTATAACAGACTTACCAGGAGAAGCATTTACCTGGGGGGCTGATATGATTAACGGAATAGTGAAAGGGATTAAGAATGCTGCACATGCTGTTGGTGATGCTGTTAAAGGAGTAGCACAGGATATACGTAAGTTTTTACATTTTAGCGTTCCTGATGAAGGTCCATTGGTAGACTATGAAAGCTGGATGCCTGATTTTATGAGTGGGTTGGCAAAAGGAATTGAAAACAGTAAGAGTTTAGTTACCGATGCAGTTAAAGGATTATCAACTGATATGAGTGTGGGAATGAGTTTATCACCAACGATGATTGGCGTTGGTAGTTTTGGTAGTCAAAGCAATGGCACTAAGGTAATGGAATCACAACAAGCCAAACAACCTGCTATCATCCAAGTAGTAACACCTGATCTACGACAACTAGCGCAGTGGATGGTAGATGATATTACTAGTTTCCAAGAATTTAACATAGATAGAAAAACAAGGTTTGAAGGGAGGTAGTTTCTTTGTCCGGGATGACATTTAGAGGAATTCGAAAAGATTACGTAACTATTCTTCGGGGCAGAAAACGACCTCCTTGGGCGCCAGTTCAAAGAAACATACTAATGATTCCAGGTATGCCAGGAGGATATCTGGAAAGTACAGACGTACTGCCAAGACCAGAGAATGTAAACATTTTTATCGAAGCTAATAGTATGGCAAATCTTCAGAAACTGAAAGAAGACCTTGCCGCATGGCTAATCACAGACCAACCTCAAGAACTTATTTTTGATGATGAACCAGATCGTATATACTATGCAGTTGTGGACGGATCACTTGATTTAGAGGAATTAGTAAAATTTGGACAAGGAACCATTACATTTATTTGTCCAGACCCATATAAATATGGGACAGAAAAAATGATAAAAATTAACGGTGCATCATCTTTTAAAGTGAATGGAACCGCTGAAACTGAACCAACCATAAAAGTGACTCTAAAAAAAGATACGACATTTGTCGCTGTCTCAAACGGAGACAAACTCAATATGATTGGAATGCCTTTTAAAGTCGAACAAACCCCAGTTGATCCAGAGACGCAAGTGTTTAAAAATACGAATTTGACAGGCTGGACCATACCTGCTCAAACGCAAGAAGATTCAGAAATTACCGGTATACTAAAAACATCGGGAAAATCCTTTTATTCAGATAATTATGGGTTGGGGGCAGGCTGGCACGGCCCTTCCATGAAAACCTCATTTGGCACGACTGTTAAAGATTTTCGATTCGATGTGGGTTTTCGGATGATCGCTACTGGTGCAAACCAAGCAGGTGGCATTGTGGTGTCCTTACTAGATACACAAAATCGAGTAGTAGCAAAAGTGCAGATGGTAAAACACTTTGGAAATTTATATTCCTATTATAGTAGACTACGTGCTGGGTTTGGTCAGGCAGGAATTGACATAATCCCAGAATCAGGTCCGGCTATTTTTAATGATACCTTCTTTCAGGGTGTTTTCCGGATGTTGAGGATAGGCAATGTGTGGACTGCCGCAATATACAAGATGGTCAATGGAGTTTTTCAATCACCTTACTTAGTCAATTGGGTGGATTCAAATAAATTTGTGACCGCTGATGTAGCACAGATACAAGTTCAGTTACTTCAAAGATTTGACTTTCCAGTTGTTGATCAATGGATTGATGATATATATCTGCTTCGTCAAAATAACGTCAATGCTAATCAAGTGCCTTATGTAGCAAAGGTTGGCGACGTTATTGAGTTTGATCAAAAGACTAATATCATACGGAGAAACGGCGAAGACATCACAAAGGAAAAAGCATTTATCGGAGAATACTTCCCTTTGATACCAGGTCTAAATACAATAGTTGCTGAACCTGCGGATTGTATTGAAAAAGTGGAAGTGAGGTGGCGGGATAAATGGCGTTAGTGCATATTTTAGACCACCAAACAGACGAAATAATCGGTACTCTTGATAATAAGAATGCTGAATACTGGGGCGATACAAGAAAAGATAGTCTAAATAATGAGAATACCTTTGATTTTATCGCAAATGCAACTCTGGATAAGTCAAGTCTCCTAAAAAAGCGAAACCGCCTACTCATCCAAGATGAGGACGGTTTTTTTCGTGAGTACATTATATTTTATGCCAGAAAGTACAAACGTAGCGAAAAGGACGTGCGTTCGAATGCTAGTTTTACAGATTTAGCAAAAGCTAAAGTGATTGAGCCTCAAACGTTGCAAGGTGCTACATCATACACAGCGGTTAGTACGGCATTATTGGGCACTGAATGGCAGCCTGGTAATATTGAATTTACTTTTATCCGAACGATTAATATCGATGACTACACTAATCCTCTCGCCCTATTAAAAAATATTGCATCTACATTTGAGCTAGAAATCAGCTATCGTATCGAGATTTATGGCAATAAAGTTGTTGGTCGCTATGTGGATTTGCGGAGGCAGATTGCCGGCTTTGAGGGCAAAGAGATTGTGTTTGGTAAAGATTTAATCGGTATTGAGCGCATCGAGGATAGCAGTCATATCGTTACGGCACTTTTAGGAATCGGTCCGCAAAAAGAAGATGGCACACGGCTAACCGTATTAGTCGAAGATCAAGAAGCATTGCAGAGATGGGGGCGTAACGGCCAGCACCTAATCGAAGTGTATGAGCCAGAATCAGAAGATACAGAAATGAATTTAGATCGTCTCAAAACTCTGACCGAAACAGCACTGAAAAAACGCATCGATGCAGCTGTTAGTTACGGATGCGAAGCGGTTAGTCTTGAACATATCTTTGGACGGTCTCATGAGAAAATTCGTGTTGGCCAAACGGTAAGAATTAAGGATGATGGGTATAAGCCTCCCCTTTACTTAGAGGCACGTATTCAGGAAGTTATTAGAGCCCACTCAACTAAAATGATTCAATCCTTTAAGCTTGGTAATTTTATCGAGTTTAAGAAATCTGATTTAGAAGCACAGATTACTAGTCTTAAAAATATTTTGTCTCAAAAAGCCACAATGGCAGCTTTAATACAAGCAATTGAACAGGCAGAAAGGCAAGCTCAACAGGCTGAAAATAACGCTAAGGAATTTGCTGAGGTTGTCGCTGTAGAAGCGGAAAAAAACGCAAAAGAACATGCTGATATTGTTTCTAGCGAAGTCGAAGAAAAAGCCAAACAGCATACTGACCAGGTGGCGGTATCGGTAAGACAGGATTTAGTTGACTTTACCACCGAAAAAATTACTAATTTAGTTATTAAAAGCGAAAATATTGAAGCCGGTGCAATCAACGAAGAAAAAATGAAATGGGCTACACATTTGCTATTTTAGGGGGTTCGTTATTTATGATAAAAAAATGGCTGAAAAAATTTATAAATGAAGTTATTTCAGAAGGATTTGCTGAAAGCAGAAATCAAATGCACGAAGAGGTAGCAAGTGCCTTACATGATGTCACCTATCGAATTAACGTGCTAAAAGAGGCTGAAAGAGGCGGTCATCGTATTAGTACATCAGATTTAAATATTGCTACTCACATGATTGATGGCTATGTATTTACAAACAATTCTCCTATCGCTGGTTCCGTAGCGTGGACTGACTTAAACATTGTTTATAAAGGTATAACTTACACCATTGCAAATGGCAATTCGGCGCTTAAATATATCTGGTGGCAGTTCTCGGCAACCGATAAAACCAAGCTTCAAATGTCCAATACTAAACCGACCTTAACCCAGGATGATATCTTAATTGGGGTAAATGAAGGTGGTACTTTTACGTTAACGATGGCTCCCGGCAAAATGACGCCTGGTAGCGCTTTATTAGACGGGTCTGTTGGGTCGAATGAGTTAGGAAGTAAAGCAGTTACCGCTGCTAAAATTGGTGATTTAGCAGTAGGAGCTGGTCAATTGGCCGCAGGGGCAGTCACAGCCGGTAAAATTGGAACCGGTGCAGTAAATAATGCTAACTTATTTACGTCTGGCGTTGTTGATAGCACGGCGTTAGGTTCTGCGGCGGTAACAGCAGGAAAGATTGCAACTGGAGCTGTAAATAACTCTAACCTTTTTACAGCAAATGTTGTAGACACAAATGCATTAAAAGCGGGGGCTGTTACCTCGAATGAACTAGGATCAGGGGCAGTAACCGCAGGGAAATTAGGTACAGGTGCTATTAATAACTCCAATTTATTTGGAACAGGTGTTGTAAATGGAGCCGCTTTAGGGTCAGGGGCAGTTGGAGAAGATAAGTTAAACTTAGCGACACACTTTTTATTTTAATCAACTTGAGAGGGGTAGAAAATAATGGCTATGGATGTCAAAAATAATACCCCGTCAGCTGGGTATATAAAATGGACAGGTGTTAGCATCGCATATAAAGGACAAACATATAAAATTGCTGATGGGAATACAAACTTTGTCTACATTTATTGGAAATATTCAGATCCACTTTCTTTTTATGGTTCAAACGTATTTCCAACTTTGGGTGATGATGATTTATTAGTATTTTTGAATAAACAAGGGACTCATGTTAAGGTGCCAACAGCCACTGTCGTGGACGGTTCCTTGATTGTCCCTGAATCTATTTTAACTGATGCTCTGGCAGCTAATAGTGTTTCGGCAGAAAAGATTCAAACTGATGCCATAACAGCAAGACAAGTGAAAGCAGGGTCTTTAACATCAGACCTTTTAGCTACTGGTGTGAATCCAAATATCGTTAGAGACGGATATGATACACTATCACAATTACCAACCGGTACAGGTTATGTAACAAAAGGAACAGCGACTACATTCCAAATTTTAGACTATGCAAATGGTCTTACGGGCGGAAGGGTTTTACAAGCAATAGGCGGAAATGGTTATTTAGCAAAGAGCCTGACTGATTTTACAATCCCTGTTACTGCCGGACAGAAGTTAATTGTAAGTGCTTATGTAAGGAGCGATTTAGCAGGAAGTAATAATCAGGCAATAGGATTAAGATTTAATAATACCGCATTGGACGTATTAGGGGCTACTATAGCAGTCTCAGGTAACACAGGTTGGCAAAGATTAGCAACGATTGTAACTGTTCCAGCAGGCGCTACTAAAGCGATGCTATATATTAGCTCTTTAGGCACATATTATTGGGATGCCTTTATGGTGGAGGTTGCGGATGCTACGCAAACTCAAGCGTCCACATGGAAACCTGCGGGAACTACTGTCATTTGGGGTGGAAATATCGCCGCTAGGTCGATCGATGTTGACCGACTTAATGCGACTGATCTTTCAGCCATCTCAGCAAACTTAGGTAAAATGACTGCTGGCTCAATGGAAGGCGTCTCCCTTTTATTAGGCCAAGTAGGCAACCAAGGGATTTTAAGGGTTGTCGCAGACAGAGGCGGCGGAGTGTTAGAGGATGTAGGTCGCATTGATGTCGATGGTGGCTATTTTCCTGCTTTAAGTGCTAACAAAATACGCGGTGATGTCGAAAATGTCTGGACTGGCGGTTTTATAAATTATTACTTTGACAGCGTGGCAGGAAATGATGCAAACGATGGGTTATCATGGGCAACAGCCAAGAAAAATATGCAAAACTTTATTAATTCATTGCCTAAAAATTTAAATGGCTTTTGGCTACAGCTAAATTTAAAAAATGACATTTACGGTGGTATTGCCGTAACTGGTTTTCACAACGGGGATATACTCATTGTAGGTAATACAAGTGCTAGGCCAAAAATATTTGGTAAAACTACGATTAATAAATGTTCAAGAGGAAGATTTTTATTCCAATCGTTTGATGCACAAGGAGATGTCTCTACTAGTGGACAATCTGTGATTAATTGTTATTATTCTGATTTTGTGAATATGCAGGATGTAAAAGTGTACGGTAATAACAAAGCAAGTCACGCATTTTGGATGGAAAATTGTCCGAATTTTAGTATTGATACGTGCCAAGCTTATGGTGTATCAGACCGTGGACTATACGCTTTAAGAAGTAAAGGATATTTAGCGAATTGCTCAGGAAGTGTCCCAATTGCCGTCCTTGCTGATAACGGAAGTGTTGTACAAGGAATAGGGAGCAGATGGAGTGGTTCTATCGTAAGGTGGGGATTATCAATCATCGGGGCATACAAGAACGACGGGTCAAAATGGGTAAATGATATTTGGTCAGAGTTCCCAGAGGGCGGAGGAATAAATAACGGGGAAGCAGCGCCGCCGCCGCCACCGCCAGCAAGCGAACAAACCGTGACCTTTACTTCTGCAGGAGGCGATAGCTGGTCAAGTGTTGGCGGATACAACAACGATAGAGTTTCTCAAGGTGATTGGGGTTATGGACAGCAGACAGGATTATGGTATTTTGACTTAACATCTCTCAGAAGTAAAACGATTGTTAGTGCTTCTTTGACCATTACTCGTAACGCAGGAGGGTCTTCGGCCGTAAGAACAGCATATATACGAACACATAAATATCCAAGCAGATCCAGCAGGCCAAATGGTACGCCTCCTATATCAGCCAACTATCAAACTACTTCAATCGCAGTAGGCGAGACAAAGTCGTTTGATATCACGTCTTTAATTCAGACAAATATTGCGAGTGGTAGTATTGACGTTAGTTTAGGGGCATATATTACGGGGGCAACGGATTATATGAACATGGCGCCAAACGCCACTTTAGTAGTGAGGTATAAATAATGAAAATCGCAATCTATCATGAAAATGGCGAGTTAGCCAGCGTCTATGAAGGTATCGAAAATCCAAAAATAAACGGACAGGACCTCTATTTCGATGGAGGTTCTTTTTCATCTATCGACGATAATCATATTTTACTAAATGACGATGTTAAGGTACCAGACACGTTGACAGATGAAATAAAGGCACTCGATAAAAAGGCAGCCCTAGAAAAGTTTTTGACAGCTGAGGAAGAGAAGGAACAATTAAAAGCAAAATTGGAAGAAGTACAGAAACAAAACGACATGAACGCTTTAGCCATAATGGAGCTGGCGCAAATAGTCTTTGGAGGGTGGTGATACGCTATGTTAGCTATGCTATTTGCAACGTACATTATCAAAGGTCAAAAGCAATATTCGGACGTTCCGGAATTGCTTAAGCCGCAAGTAAAAAAGATTTTGGAAGATGAAGGATTAGGGCACCTAGCTGTTTAGGTGCTCTTTTATTTTGAGGAGGCGGGTCAATGGAGCAAAACGTCAGCAAATTAGAAGAAAAATTAGATGATATCAAAGACCGACTTATCGTTATTGAAACGAAAATGGCAATGATCAGCGGAGTTGAAAAAGACGCTACAAAAGCATTACAGAGCACTAGTAGCGCTCATAAAAGGCTCGATAAATTGGAGAGCAATAATACATGGCTATGGCGGACAGTTATTGCTGCTTTGCTGGTGGGCGCTATAAACCTATTATTTCAATATGCTAAAAATGGGGGTTTGTAAAATGGAAATTTTAATGGATTATGTTGTTTTAGTAGTAGCAGCTATTTGTATCGCGTTAGGTTATGTCATTAAAAATAGCTTAGATTTTGTTCCTAATAAATATATTCCGTTGATCATGGCCATTTTAGGAGTTGTACTAAATGTGTGGCTTAATCAAGGTGACTTTACTCCTCAGATCTTACTCGGAGGATTAGCATCTGGTTTGGCTAGTACAGGGGCGTTTGAGCTAGTAAAAAATTTCAGTAAAGGAGAGGGTAAGTAATGGGGTACATTGTAGATATTTCAAAATATCAATCTTGTAAAAGGATTAATTGGCCGACTTTTTCTAATAACGTAGATTTACTTATTATTCGTGTCCAGTATGGTTCTTCCGGTCCTGACCCGGAATATAATGATCATGTTTCCTGTGCAAAACAGTATGGTATCCCTTTTATGACATATGCATTTCCTGCCTTTATCTCCACTGATGATGCAAGGGTGGAAGCTAGGGACGCAGCTGCACGACAGGATAAAGAATCATTAGCCTTGTGCATAGATATTGAATCAGAGTTTGATAAGAACGGTAATCCTGTTGGCATCACAAGATTTTCTAATCAAGAAAGGTTGGAAGGCCTTAAAGCATATGTTGATGAATTGCGTAAACAAGGTATTCAAAAGGTCGGTGCTTATGTTGCCCATAACGTATATCGAGCCTGGTGGATTGAGAAAATCATTAGTCTCTTTGATTTCGTGTGGATTCCACGCTATGGAGTAAATAATGGGCAGCAAAATACAAAACCTGATTTTCCATGCGACATTTGGCAATATACATCAGTCGGTCGGTTGCCTGGGTACGACGGGAATTTAGATTTAAACGTATTAACAGGCAGCAAGCTTTTAGAGTGGTTTACAGGGGCACAGGTAAAGGAACCAGCCGGGCCGCATGTAATTATGCACGTAAAGGCATTGTGCCAAACTGATATTAGGACAGGACCCAGTCATACTGCTGGGTATGTCCGGGACGCTGTGCCTAACGAGGTATTTGACATTTACCAGATTGTCAATAAAGACGGCACCCAGTGGCACTGTGTCGGCGGAGATACAGTACACGGTGAGTTCTGGATAGACGGGAATAATGGATCAAACCTTTACTGGCTCGATAATCCGGCATTAAAACAACAATCAGCTCAAACAGCCACTCAAGCTGGTTTTCATAAAGTGGTGTCAGGTGATACCGTTTCAAAATTAGCGTCAAAGTATGGGTCAACGCTTGCCCAAATTAAAACGTGGAATGACTTAGATAGCAAATATACCATCTACGCAGGTAAAAGCATCCGAGTTAAATAAAAAATTAAACCCCTTCTCTTAATCGAGAGGGGGCTTTTTTATCAAAGTGCCATAAATTTTGTCGTTCACTTCTAAAAGGCTTTTGATAGTTTTTTATCTAACCCAAGCTGGTGTACTGCATGAACCCAAATAAAAGCTATATCCATCTGCCCAGTAGAAATCTACCCAAATAAGAGTTGGAGTTCCTGTTATTGGAACATTGTTGAATTGACGGCTTTTAGTTTCCAAAGTCAACATATTCCCGTTTATCCAACGATCTTTTACCCAGCTTGATCCATTCCATCTCAATAAAAATGCATCATAATAAAAAAGCCCTCCGACATTATACATAGCACCAGGAACAGAACTTACTATTGAAAAATAAACGTTCGAAGAATCGTCAGTATCACACACATCAAAGGCATAGTCATAAGCAGCGCCCGTATTATGTCCATTAGCTAGCAAATGACTACATCCATGCCAGGTTGCTGCAGAAGCCTTTCCGGCTGTCCCAAATACTACAAAACTTACAATTGCCAGTACAACAACCATCATGATTTTTTGGAATGCGTTTTTCATAAATGTTTCCTCCCCTTTCATATTGTTACAGTATAATAGTATATTAGGATAATACGTTAAAATCAACCTGAAATGCTAAAATATGTCTATTTTTCACTTAATTTGGCAGAAAAGTTAAGTCCAAATAGACTAAATCTAATAAAAATCTTGTAGTGAGATAGTAACTGATTTTCCTATTATTTAAAAAGTTGAAGAGGAAATATTAAATCTCATTTTAAGCCCTGATCATACGAGGGGGGGATTTAATTTCATTAATAGCCTTTTTTAACTTAAACAAAGCCATTTCTTTGGCTTGTTCTGGGGTGCTACCATAACAATTATGTACTGCTGTATTCCCATTTGATGCAGATGCACAGTAAGTATCTCCATAATCAAAAACTCGATATCTAACTTTACCTCGACGATAATACCAAAGCCAGTCCCAAAATGCATTTATCCACCATGGCATGATAATCACCTCTCTTTCTTCCTCTTACATTCGACATATTTCTATATATTTCCTATTAATAAATTTGGATACTTTGTGGCAATAAAAATAGCCCTGGTAGGGCTCAAAAAGGTAAATCATCGCTTTCAATAAAATTAATCAAGAGGAGCTGCATCTAATTCCTTTACTTTTTCAGTTATATCATCGTTGTCGCACATAACTGTTTCTAACTCACAAGCAAAAGGATGTTCGTTCTTTATCCACTGCCAAAACTCGTAGGCTGCTTGTTCGGGTGTGTTCCTTTTGAGTGGAAATTCTCCCCGCCGCATTACCTTATTGTCGTTTGTTATATAATCAATCCTGATTAATACGGTCATTTGCTTCATCCTTTTAATGATATTTAGATTAGTTGTATTTATATGACGCTATGGGTTGGACCAGTAAATATTATTAATCCATGGGCATGCTTTAGTAGGGCAAGGAGTTTTCTAGTCATAGCTGGAAATAATGAAAGTTGATGGAAGGGAATCTGTTCTTGCTGCGGTAAAAGTCGAATAA